AAATGCGGAAATCTGGTGGATCTGATGAAACTCCGCCTACGAACTCATTTTTGAATTCGTCTTTCATTTCTGAGACTGGTATATTTATTTTTGCATCTTCCTCTTCATCACCGCTAGAGTACATGCCAAATGGTAGCATTTCCTCTTCTAACATTCTTTCATTTTGTTCAACAATCTTTTTGCGTATGTCCAAATCTGTTATTTCTTTAAGGTAAGGTTGTGTTGTCAACCAACTGAACAGTACGCAACACATTGCCAAGTCATCATTGCCTTCTTCCGCCTCATATGACTTTCCTTTCAAAGTAAATCTAGACAATTCATATATGATATCGTAATCTTCAATTATGAATTTGTCCGATTCAATTAGTGTTTTCAGCGTAGCACAGCCAATTCTTTTTACTTGTTGAGTTGTTCTTATTCCGTAGTGAGTTGTTGTAGCAAACCCACCAGACAATGTTTGACCCGCACGACCGCTATTTGCAGACACTAAAAGATTTTCATATTCGAGATCATAGTGAATGATATCAGCCACTTGTTGGCCAATGTCATTCGTTTCTACCAATATCAACGCATTGTTGTACAGTTTTGCAACGTCATGTACAATAGTTGGATAAACGAGTGGTGATATCAAATTGTTCCTGAAAGTGGCAATGACTTTATATGGGAACGTAGAAACATTGACAACTATGAATGCGGAGTAGTCAGCACCAGCACCTCTTGATGTGTCAACGACAATCGTATAAATAACATCCTTTTGTGGTTCTTCATACATTTTAAAGCCAAGATCATTCGATTTGATTGGTCTTTTAAATGCCAGTGATCTGAGTTTGTTTGGGTGAATCAGTGTGTTTGCTGACCCCAAGAATTCGCAATTGTGTGATAAAATATCATTTGCGTAAAATTGACTGTTTTCAACGCCAATTATATCGTAATACTCAAATTCACCCTCTAAATAATCTATAAAAAATATTTTAGATTCAAATCCTTTCCCGATTAAAATATCATCATTTTTCAAATTTATCGCAAAAACCCAACCGTTTTTTGTCATCAATCTATGGTTTGGCGAGCATTTAATGTTTTTACCATTATACAAAGAGATAACAAACTGCCCTTTCTTTTTAACTGTTTGAACGCCAGCAAAACTTTTAAACCCTTCAGGTGTGTTTATCCGTTTGTCGTAAACTTTATAAAACATTTCGTTTGCCAGTTATAATATTGTAAATTTGTGTTTCTGTAACACCATATTCAGCACCATATTTTTTACAAAATAAACGTTCATATGTGAAAATTTTACCATTTTTAGATTTAATGCCAACGCTTTCGATAAGTGGTCTGCTGTTGTATAATTCAATTATTTTTTTGCAAGTTTTATCGTCAATTTTAACTTTTCCGTATCTTTTTCCTGCACGAGTTTTTTTGAAAGACTCTATTGTTTTTTCTGCAAAACAACCGATTTTACCTTTGTTCCAAGGTGTTCTTCCCCTTTTTGCTCCGCCAATTCCAGGTCTTTTTTTACCTTTTTGCAGGTTAGAAATGTAATCAGGTCCTAGTCCGATTCTTTTTGCTATCAATGCCGCAGCAAACCAGTCTTTTTGTTCTAAATGTATTTGTAAGTGTTCTTTTATTGTTACTAACTTTAAATTGCATATGTCATTATTTTTATGATTACCGTCAATATGATGGATTTCATAAGAAAATCCCTCTTCATCTTTTGGTATTTTACCGTGATGCATTTCCCAAATTTTTCTATACCCCACAGTATTACTCCAAAAAATTAGCATTCAATTGTATTTATAATATTTTTGATTGCAACTTTTTTGGTGGTGTTATTTTCAAAAATTTCTATTTCTGTTTCTCCGTCTAAACACTCATATTCTTGTCGGAACTGATCTTCCGAGGTATTGCTAATGGTTTCTTGGCGCCACTTGTCATCACGACCTGGTATTTGTGACCAGTGAACATCGACTCTTTCGTAAAAGTTTCTACCCTCAACTGAATCAACCCACAACTTGTAGAACAAATTCATACCATTTGGGGTTGATGTGATCAAAACTTTAGATGTTTGACCTGAGGAAATAGTTGGATATACTGATGCGAAAAAATCTTCTTGAATGTTCGTAGGAACGAATGCAAACTCATCAAGGTAAACAAGGTTGAATGATCCACCGCGGATGGCTGATGATGAAGTTGCTGATGCTAGAATTTTTGACCCGTTTTCAAGTTCGATATTTCCTTTGTTCCATTCAACAACTCCCATTTGCAACCATTTTGGCAAATGTTCAAACATCAACTGAACACGAGATAAAATTTCTCTTGCTTGACGATCTTTGTTTGCTAGAATTGCAACGTTATAATCTGATGTAAATAGAATTTTCCAAAGAAGGTAAGATGCCACTGTTGTGGTTTTACCGACCTGACGAGGCATTTTGCAAATAACAAAACGATTCAAATCGAATTTGCCGACCATTTCCTCTTGAAATGGCCAAAGGTCGAAATTCACCAATCCTTTGTCAACGTTGACAATTTTGCAGTATTTTTTAATGAAATGAATCGCATTTTGGGAGCACTTTATATACTCGAGTACTTGTTCAGCAGTGTACTCGACTTTAATATTCGACCTTTTCAGCCTTGGATTGCCAAGGTAGTTATCACTCATTATTATTTCTCTCTTTAATCAACTTTTGCAATTCGGCAGTGCTGCCTACGAATAGATTATTGTTCGTTACTGTTTGTTTCTTTTCTTCTTGCTTGAAAAGATCTTTCTTTTTCTTTTGAAGATCCAACAAGTCTTTGTTGGCGGCAACCAATGTATTGATTAAACCAGACAACACTTCATAGGCTCTTGGATGTTGAGACTGTTTTGCAACATCCAACATATCAAACAGAGCCTCTTGCCCTTTGTTTATAACATCATACAAATTTTCACGAGCATAGGTGAAATCTTTTTCCGCATCATTTTCCAGAGGTAACACTTCTGGTAATTTTTCTTCTTTTTGCTCTTGTGAAACGTTTGGTGCGATATTTAATATTTTGTCCAATTCATTTGTCATATATTCTCAGTAAACTCAGTGATAAAACCATAATCATCAGATGCAGAAATTTCATCTGAAGAAATTGATAGTGATGCATTGCTGGTTGGGTTGCCATTTGCCAATAACCCAGGACGTACACTGATTACTACAGTGTTTGCCAATGAAGTGTTTGCAGTTAGTGTCGACTCGTTAGAAACTCGTATGTCGATATCGGTTTGCTTGATAAGTTTGGCAGTTTTAACTGGTCCGAATATGTAGCCTTTCAATGTGAAGTTCAATGTCCAAATGATTGACCTTCGAATTTCGAAATTACCTTCGTAAGTATCTTCCATATTGACGCTATTCATAACGATTGGAACATCAAAAGTACCATTGATGCCAGGAACCAATTCAACTGTTGGTGTCCACATCGGCGTGAAGTATGGTAATATTTGCTCAACGATTTTTGTACCATCTTCGGCATTTTTGACCATGACGTATAAATTAAAACTGATGTTGTATGGTACTGGTTGATACATGTAGTTGACTGAATTGTCATCAGCACTTTGCTTGTAGACTTTATTCAGTGTGTTTAATTTTCTAGATGCATCATATTCAAAGTTTACCATTTCAAATGCCATTCGTGGTAAAACGATACCAACCTTTCTACTCAAATTTGGATCGGCATCTAAACGAGCCAAGAATTTTTCTTTTGGTCCGTAAGACAGTGGCACTTTCATCGTTTGTATATTTTCACCATCAGTATTTTGTCTGGTGATGTAAATGTTATTGAACATAGTGCCAAATAGCACTACGTATTTTCTTAGAATATTATGCGACCAAGTTTTTCCAAACATTAGATATCTCCCTCACTGAATGGGTCAATTTCACTGAAGTCGATAATACTATCTGCTTCTGCTTCGATTTCATCGTTGTCGGCAAACGAGTCGCCAGCCTGTTTGTCAAAATTGTATTGATCTTGTACAATATCATCGCCTTCGTTATCAACAATGACAAAACCATCATCAGACAATATTGAG